GGTATTTGGTCCTATAGAAATTGTCAATCCTAAAAAGCCGAGCGAGAGTAAATCAATAACAATCGGAGATTTGCCCATCTCTACAAAGTATTTTCGCGAATGGATGGCTAAGAAAATTGAACAAGAAAATGATAATGTTTTTAGTTTGGCAAGTTTTTTAAATCAATTTTTAATGGAATTTATTAACGATACATTGAACTCTGATGTTTGTTTTGGCGGACAACTAAGACAAACCACTCGATTATTTCAAGCAGCAGTTACTGCCTATAAACCCTTGAACGATGTCGATGAACTTAGTAAAAAAATCCAAACACAGGCGGCCCAGTCTTTTCGCTTTGACATAGATCAGTACCAACCCGAACAAAAATCAATTTTAAACGTATCGGGAGACCCAGAAACTCCCGGCGGTCGTCCTGCAGATGGTCAAGAAAGAGAAATACATTATTTAATATTCTATGCCGGCCGAGTCCAGCCTAAAGAACAACAAGGGGGCAACCGCGCCACCGACGAGGCTCGCGGTGTTTTTCATTATGGAATAGGACAAGATAGCGGGATTGTAAAAACAATCAACTTTCAACGTCAATCGGCGCCGTCGCTGAAAATGGTTCGTTTTGAACAAGAAGGGTATGATGGGTTGCAACAATTACGTGAACAATACAATGTTTCAATAAAAACTTACGCCAACGTTAAAGCAATGCCGGGCTGTTATATTTATGTTGAACCCAATAGTCTCTCCCCCAGCAGCGATATTGATTTAACGTCATTTGGCGTAGGCGGCTATCATATGATATCGAAATCAGAACACAGATTTGCCCCAGGAGTGGCTGAATCCACCCTTACGGCCGTATGGGTTCATTCGAAAGATCAGGATGTTGGGACCCAAGAATCGCCCGGCGCCGTACAAAAACCATCAGACCCCATAAAGAAAGGTAAATGCGAGATCAAGCCATTGCCATCAACGGAGGAAGCAACCTAATGTCAATTTTATATGCCAAAAGTAATCAAGAAGGCGCCCGAGATCTTTTTGAAAAACGAACAATATACAAGATCGATGCGACAAGTGACACTTATTCTAATTTGGTGGATTTTAACTTTGGTGAAAAGTTTTTATATGGGAGAGTTAATCGCTTCTATGTCCCAATGGTCTTAGCTCCCGCTTTTGTAGGTACAAAAACATTTAAAAGAACCGCCGATCCAAAAAAAGCGCTTTCTGCTTTAAGCTTTGTTGTAGATGCGTTTGAGCAAATGGCGCGCCAATTTGAAAAGTGTGCCGAATTAAGGAAAATTGATACCACTGATCAGTTTTTGACTAATTTAAGGGTTTATAAAGCTTACGAAGATCACAATGCCTTGTACAACAATCATAAAAGTATATACCTAAATTCCTTAAAGACGATCTTTAAAAATCAAGGTATTAAAGTTAAGAATTTTGATGAATTTATAAAAGAGTTAATGAATATTCTACAGAGAACAGCGTATAGAAATGCTTTTACAAAGCCTGGGTTTATTAAAAGCAAAAGATGTCCCATGACTTGTTCTGGTTTAGCAATCGAGATAGCAGATTTAGATGCTGCAAATGATGAGGAAAAAATCAACCAATTTGTCAATAGTTTAAATTGGGATTTTTATTTACAAACCTGTGCCTCTTATGGGTTTATGGTAGACAAGGCGGTACCCTGGAGAATAGTGGCAGATATCGGCTCTGCCCCATATAAATCAGCAATATTTGATTATGCTAAAAATTATGGATTGAATTCAACAACGCAGATCATTGGGTTCTCTTATAGAGGTGCCTATGTGAAATACTATGAAAATTTTAAATTACAATTGCTTTCTCTTTATAATAACATTAAGTTAAAAAGTTTTTTAGAATTACACGAATGTGAAGGCTCCATAATATCCAAAAAAATAATTCCCGCTTCGTACACGATGGAATCTTTATCCAAACAATATACAGAATCCGATTTCATGAGAATGTATTTTCAAATTAGATTTATGGAAGAGGAGTCTCCATTTTCCGATGATCAAAAGTTGATGATTGTTGACGATTGCATAAAAGTTATGTTAAAATTAGGGACATTGGAAGCTTTAAATATTTTTGAAAGAATTTTGAATAAAACACTTGACTATAACGGCTCCCTGAGTTATATTAAGAAAAGGCTCGACATTATTAGAATGGAACAATTCGAAGAAGGCGAGACAACTTAAAGAGAAGGGCAATGTATTTTCAAGCAATAGACGATAAGTCTGAGTGCATCGGTGTTTATGCCGATGGTAAATTATATTTCGACAACTTCCCATCCCCACTTGAACGAACCTGGAGATATACAGGCTCACAGGGTGAGGATGTGGAGTATGCATGGATTTATGCCGGCGGCATAGACCTTAAAGTGGCGTGCCCTGAAGATTATACGGAAGAATTAGCTATAACACAGAAGAAACTGCGAGCTTATGTCAAAACTTTTAAAATTGCGAAAGTGAACCTCAAGGATCATTGTATATTTGATCTTGTTCCTCATGATTTTTTGAAACGCTTCTGTGAAGTCAAAAATCGCATCACAGAGCACGTTTTTGAGACCTATGATAAGCCAGCAAACTATCAACATTTGTGCGATGTAGAAAAACTGCTATATAAGATGCGTTATAATAAGTTGAATTTGAGTACAACTGATTGCCGACACCTGATGTTATCCACTCTTGAGCGCAACAAAGCACAAGAGCTAGTAAAGAATCATCAGTATATCGACTATAACCTTTTCGGTACGGTCACAGGACGCCTCACAACGCGCCCTGGCTCGTTTCCCGTACTAACAGTTAAGAAAGAGTTTAGAAAGCTCCTGAAGCCTTACAACGACCTTTTCGTGGCGTTAGATTATAACGGTGCTGAAGTTCGTACATTTATAGAGTTGGCCAGCCAAGATCAGCCAGATTATGATATTCATGATTGGAATGTTAGAAATGTGTTTGCGAACTCTGTGACTCGCGATGAAGCCAAGGTTGAGTTTTTCGGTTGGCTGTACAATTCGTCTGATCATCCCGATTTGGGAGAGATTTATGATAAAAACAAAGTGCTTGACGAATGGTATGATGGTGAATACATTACTACACCGTATGAGCGCAAGATTCCCGTGGATGAATTTAGGGCACTCAATTATCTGATTCAAAGCACGACAGCCGATAGGGTTCTATCAAAGGCTGTCATCATAGACAGGATGCTTGAAGATCGAAAATCTTTTGTTTCGCATATACTTCATGATGAAATTGTGATAGACTTTAGTAACGAGGACAGAGATATTATAATGGATATTAAGGCTGTTTTTGAAGATGGCTATCTTGCTACCTTAAAGGCTGGCAAAAACTATTTTGAATTATCTGAGTTGGGGCTATGATTTCTGTTGTAGGAATAGGTAATGCGGCCTCAAAGATTGTAGAGAAGTTCGCGACGATCAAAAACTATAAAGTGTATCAACTTAATGATAAAGTTGAACGCCCCACAAAGTACAAAAGAAAACTAAAGTCTTTTGAAAACCCAGAGGAGTATGAAAATAACATTCCCAAGCTGGACAAGTTTTTTTCGGATATTTCTGATAGAGTTCAGGTTTTTGTAGTTGGCTCTTCAATGAGTTCTAATTATTCTTTGGGTATCTTGGAACAACTTAAAGATAAAGAGGTAGAGGTTTTCTATGTTAAGCCTGACGGTGATCTTCTGACCGGTATCCCGAAGCTTGTTGATAAAGTAGTGTTCAGTATATTGCAAGAATATGCGAGATCTGGACTTCTTAAATCTCTAACAGTCTTTAGTAATCAATTGTTGGAAGATCACCTGGGTAGCGTACCAATCAAGAAATATTATGATACCCTAAATGAGTCTATTTACCAAACAGTTCATTACATCAATTTCTTTGAACACAATGAGCCAGAAATAGGAATGGTGTCTAAGCCATTGGATATTTGTCGTATTAGAACCATTGGTTTACTCAATATGAAAAATCTTGAAGAAAAATGGCTTTTTGAGCTTGACATGGATCGCGACGTATGTTATTATATGTGTATAAATAAGGAAAAGTTGGAGAATGATGGAACGCTTCATAAAAAGTTGGTCGATTTGCTCAAGCAAAAGCCAAGGAATGCATTCCGCAAGATCTCGTATGCAATTTACGAGACTGAATATGAAGATTTTGGGTTCTGCGTTGCCCTTACTAACGTAGTACAAGAATACGCTTGACATGCTACGTCAAGTGTGCCACAATGAGATATCAAGGAACGCTTGATATTCTATAAGTCAACAAGGAGACAACAAAAATGGCAATTGATATGGAACTGATGCGGCGTAAGCTCGCATCCCTTCGTGGAGAAGGAAACAGAGATAATACTCAATCAGTCTGGTTTAAGCCGGATGAGGGCGATACGGATATTCGTATTGTTCCAACAAATGACGGGGATCCCCTTAAAGAGATGTCTTTCCACTATAATGTGGGCGAACATCGCGGTGGTGTTCTTTGTCCGAAGCGCAACTTCGGCGAAGGCTGTCCAATCTGCGAGTTTGCTTCATCATTATGGCGTGAAGGCGTCAGCAACAACGATGAAGACAGCAAGAACCTTGCAAAGTCGCTCTTCGTTCGCCAACGTTATTTCTCGCCCGTGGTAGTTCGCGGCCGAGAAGATGAAGGAATCAAGGTATATGGGTACGGCAAGAAAGCTTACGAGCTTTTGCTTGGGTATATCCTTGATCCAGAATATGGTGATATCACTGATGCTCATGAGGGCACCGATATTGCATTGACCTACACCAAGGCTAACAAGCCTGGTTCATTTCCACAAACGAGTCTAAAGATGCGTCGAAACACATCCCCACTGCTCGAAGATGCGGAATCTATACCTGCCCTCCTAGACCGCAATCCGGAGTTCGAAACCCTATTCGAACGCCTCACATCCGAGCAAGTCGGTGCAATCCTAGACGAACAGCTTTCCGGCGATGGTTCTGCTGAAAGCCGTTCATCTGAGACAACTCAGTACTCCGCCAAACCAACTAATGATGTTGATAAAGCGTTTGATGAACTGATGTCGTAATCTAGGGTAATTAGACCCGTGGAAGACCGATGGCAGACCGGGAATAAATAGTCTGCCGCATTTTTTTATAGGAGGCAGAATGGCGCGCAAAGCTAAAACTAAACCTGGAAAGGTTTCAATGCAAGACTTGATGAGTCTTGTTAACAAGAAGGCAGGAGTTACCGTCGCTCATGATTTGACGGGCGATAACCCCACCGAGGTTAAGGAGTGGATTCCCACAGGCTCTCGTTGGCTTGATAGTATTATTAGCAAGGGCCGGGTGTCCGGTATCCCCGTTGGAAAGGTGACTGAGATTGCGGGGCTTGAAGCGACCGGTAAGTCTTATATGGCCGTGCAGATTGCAGCTAATGCCCAAAAGATGGGCATGATGGTTGTTTACTTTGATTCAGAGTCTGCCATTGATCCATCCTTTTTGTCGCGCGCAGGCTGTGACCTTGAGCGCCTTATGTATGTTCAGGCCGCGTCTGTGGAGTTTGTTTTGGAGACTATCGAGGAAATCCTCGGTGCCACCGATGAACGAATGCTTTTCATCTGGGATTCTCTGGCTTTTACACCATCTGTATCCGATGTTGAGGGCGACTTCAATCCCCAGTCATCGATGGCCGTGAAGGCACGTATTCTGGCTAAGGGTATGTCTAAGTTAGTGATTCCTATCGCAGATAAGAAAGCAACTTTCTTGGTTCTCAATCAGTTGAAGACTAATATCCCTCAAGGTCCGAATGCACGCATTGTGGCCATGACCACTCCATATATCACGCCTGGTGGTAAAGCTATGCATTATGCATATTCTTTGCGTATTTGGCTCACTGGCCAAAAAGCTAAGGCGGCCTTTATTGAGGATGAGAAAGGATTTCGTATTGGCTCCGAAGTGAAGATTAAGCTTGAAA